CGCCGGGGAAGGCAAACACGTCAGTATCGCCCGTCAACGGGGGCGGTACCTCGTCCATAAAGTCGGTGTTCGTGCGGTACTGGATGAGGTCGAGGTTGTTCGGCCCCGGACCCACCTTGCCGCCAAGAGTCGCGTACAGCCGCAACCCGCACTTGTGGATGCGCTTGATCTTGGCCTGCGCCGTGCCGATCGCTGCACCGGCTTCGATGCGCTGCGTCGCAAGCGTCGAGGTGTAGGGATAGCCGATCGTCGCCCGCGAGGTCGGGAACGGCATCGTCACCGCGCCGTCCGTCACTACGAGGTCCTTGACCTCCTGCCCGTCCGCAAGCGCCGAGACCGTCTCGCCCTCGAGGTGCCACAGGCCGCGCAAGGTCGTCGCCGTCAGCCGCCACTCATCGAACGGCACATCATCGTTCGGGAACGCCGCGACGATGGTCACGATGGCCGACTCCTGATCGATGACCGTGGTGATGGTCGCCCGAGCCGAGCGCCAGATCTCGTTCACCTCGTCATAGTACCGATGCACGATTTCGCGCCCAACATCCCCAGACAGGAACACCGGGTCGTTTATGGTGATGAACTCGCCGCTCTCAGACACGATGAACTCGTCCGCTTCACTTGCAATCTCAAGGCTCGATGTCACCGTCGCCAGTACGTTGGTCGAACCGGCAGTCTGGTAGCCATCCGCAAGGAACAAATCGGCAGGCACCGGAGCGTTGAACTCAAGCGAGGCATCAAGGTACCCGGCACCTTGGATGTCATCGCCCTCCTCAAGCGACTGCCCGATGTACTCGATGAACCGCTGCGTCCGGTTCACATCGTCCTCGGTCGTCAACTGGTCCTCGCCCTCGGTCAGCAAACCGCCACCGGCCTCGAGCGCCAACTCATACGGGAAGTCGCCCTCGATGGTGCGCGAGACCACCAGCCACACATCGTCCAAGTCACCATTGGGGCTCGGGATAATCTGCACCGCCTCGACCTTCGCATCGTTCCCCGCGATGGGATGCTGGTGCCAGCCATAGATGTTCTGCTCCCGGTCGTAGGTCAGCCCGATGAGCTGCCCGTTCCCCAGGACGCACCAGATGATGTCATCCGGTTCCTTCTGGTACTCCATGTCCACGATGCCGGAGCGCGTAATCTCGGGATAGAGCACGTTCATGTCCCGAGGTACGAACGCATCCACCTGCAGGTCGAACCGCAGTTCCATGATGCGCCGCCCACCCACGCGGGCGAAGATGACCGCATCCTCGACCAGAGTCGGCTCAAGCTCCATCGACCCCTCGGCACTCTGCAGGTCGAACTTCACGTTCTCCGGGCCGAGCGGGGCAGTCGTCACGTTTTCGCGAATAGCGATTTCAGCCCCCGCAGTCCCGACGATGAGCGCGTTACCCGGACGCAGCCACCGCACCTTGTCCACATTGCCGACCGCCAGAGTCAGGTTCAGCGCGTTGTCGGCAAGAATCTCGCCCATGGTATCGACCGCATGGGAGGAGTAGTCCCCAGCGACCGAGGCATACACATCCTGCCCACCGCCCCACCACAGCCGGTCGCGCCAGAAGGCCGTCTTGTAGGGGTAGGCCGCACCCATGCCCAGCCCCCACGCGCCCACACGGTATGCGCACGAGGCCGTCGAGAGCAGCGCGTTCGGAGCCACGCCGGGACCCACCACATCAGCCACCACCACCGTCGTGCTCGTGACCGAGGTGATCTTGAGGATGACATACCCCGGATGCAGGAACTTCCACAGCACCCCGGCGTTGCCGTCGTAGTCCTGCCCCTCCTCGTGAATGGGCCGGATCGCGCCGGTCGTGGCACTGTTCATCGCCTCGTAGAACTTGCCCGAGGACTTGCGGATGTCGCCAGCCGTGATGGACTTCGCCGGTTCCCACTGCGTCGTCGTGATGTTTACCGGCTGCAACCGCAGGAGCATCCCCACGGAGTCGTTGTCGAAGATGGCAAGGGCAGAGGTCACCGTGACACTGCCGGTCGTCGCGGTCACCGAGAAGTCCACCTTCGCATCCGGCTCGCGCTGGAACGGGCCGTCGGTCGGCGCATAGTCCGCAAAGGCCCAGCTCGTGTTCCCGCTGCGCGTCAGGGTCTGCGGCGCATACCCCTCGCACCCGACATACAGCACATCGCCAGACTGCGCGATGGACAGCGCCGAAGTGTTCTCAGCGGTGAACAGGTCCTCGATCGCATACGGACTTGCGATCGTGTAGACCCGCGCCACATCGCCGTTGCCGTTGTAGGCCGTGTACCCGGTCGTATCGATGACACCACCGTCGATGTCGTAGAGCTCGAAGGTCTTCGCTCCGGCGTTGACGTTCGTCACCTCCACATAGCGGCCATTCACCTGCGTCATCCCGGCAACTTCGGATATGTACATCCAATCGCCGTTCGACGGGTCTGCACCCACATAGGTCAGCACACCCGGACTCGCCTGCGAGATGTTTGAGATGTCGAGCGGGTCCTCGAGCACCACCCCTCGGTCGGTAAAGAGCCTGCAGTAGTAATCGCCAAACTCGATGACATACGCCTGGTCGAAGGCAAACTCGAACCGCTGCAGCCACACCCGCTTGTCAGGGTACCGCGCCTGCAGGACGTACTTCGTGCCGGGACACCGCTTCGCCGGACCCTGCGCGGTCGGGATGAACCGCCGCATACGGAAGGTCGAGGATGCGTACTTGTCGAAGTCGGTGCGACCGCTCATCAGCGACCCGACCTCGCCACCGTTGAAGTTGACGATCGCTGGGTTGACGTTCGGCATCAGAGCCTCACGGACAGCCAAGAGGTGTCGGCGATCGACTCCGGTGGGTTCTCGATGGCGTTCGCTCGGACCGCCTCCATCAGACACAGGCGATAGTCACGCAGCGCCGCGTTCTTCTTGCCGTCCGATTGTGTCAAAGCCTCTGCTACGTTGTACGACAGCAGAGCCGCAAAAGCCTCATCAAACGATGAGTCGAACTTCGTCGCGTCAGTCACCCGCGCAAGGTAACGCAGGTTCATCTGCTCAGACGAGTTGGTCAGTATCTTGCCACCCTCAAGCTGGTACTCCTGCCCACCACCGCCGATCAGGTCGGACAGGTCCGGCGCAGGGAAAAACGCACCAACCTGCAGGATGCGCAAGCAGTCGGTCGGCAGGGTGAACTGGTACGAATATCCGAAGGTCGGCACCGCGACATCAGCCGCAATGTTCGCCCGCTTCACGCAGAACCGCCAGTTGTAGGTGCGCTGCAGCTTGTCGCGCAGCATCCCGTAGATGGCGTTCAGCTCACGCGCAGGCTTCGTGTTTTCCGTGAGCGAAGTGATTCGCAGGTCACCAATCTTGGTGAGCGCGAGGTTCGCAATTGCAACGTCACTCGTAGCCACGGGCTCCTCCCGCAGCTATCAGGCTGGCGGCCAAGTATCCTGGACGATTGCTTCCTTGAGCGTGTCGATCAGCAAGAGCACCTCGAGCTTGCTCATACCGATGAGATCCACACGCACCTCGACATCGAGGCTGGTCGTGGATGCACTCTCGGTCACGCTGCGAACACCGGCAGCGCCACGGTCGATTCCATAGAAACGGTCAGCCATGTTCCTCTCCCAGAAAGAAGGGGCGAGCCGGTCTCCCAGCCCGCCCCTGTACCTTACGCCGTGTAGCGGCCAATCACCTTGACCGTGCCGGTCGCACCGGCAGCGGCAGTCAGGGTCATCGTCACGTCGTAGAACACCGACGGGTCGCTCGTGAGACCGAGGGCGTCCCAAAGCTCCTTGCCGCTGTTCGCCAACGAGAAGATGCCAGACTCGTGCAGAACATCGGTGCCAACGAGCGCCGAAGTCAGCACCTGAGCCGAGGTGAACAGGTCAGCATCCACCACCGCACCACCGTCCTTCTCGGTGCGGTAGAGGCCGATGTCCGTCGCAGCGGTCGTGATCGCCGGGCAGTACACCCGGAGGTCGGTCATGACCGCATTGGACGGCACCCGGAACAGCCGGTAGGTGCTGGCGATGCTGTCGAGGTTGGTCACCGCCGCCGTTGCGACCTTGGTGCGCTCGAAACCACCGTCGATGCGGGGGTTGTTGAGCACAGCAGGAACCGTGTCAGCGTTGGTGATCAGGGAGGACTTTCTTGCTTCAACTGCCATGGTCGTTTACTCCCTTACTCTGCACACAGGATGTCGACGACCTTCTTCTCCTCGGTGCGCGTGGCACCGAAGGTACCCATCAGGTAGACCTGATACGGGTGCGAAGACAGGTCACGACGCTGCGTGACGTTGGACATGATGTCGTTCCAGACGCCCAGGTGGACACCCGACGGCACCCAGACAGGGCAGCGGCGGTGAGTCGTACCAGAGGAGACAGGAAGACGCTCGGTGTGGATGAAGTTGATCCCGAGGAAGCGGGTCACCTTGCCATCCTGCAGCACCGGAGCATCGGTGTTGAAGTCGGCGTTCGTGACCTGCAACTGACCGAGAAGGTCATCGTGCTGCTCGGCGCTGATGGCGCAGTAGGCGGGCTCGGCGTCGAGGTCCACCTCGTTCTCCATCAGGATGCGACGCGCTTCACGCAGCTTGTCCACCGTGAGGCCCACGTTGCCAGCGGCAGCGTAAGTCACAGCAACCTGCTGGTTGGCGGTGTCGAAGTTGGTGGTCGTGCCACCGGCCTCGCCCGTCTTGTTCGCGCCGAAGATGCCCGAGATGATGACATCATCGATGGCGCGGCCCATCGCGTAGAGCCCGTTCTGCGAGTAGGCAGACTGCGGGTCGGCGAGGAGACGGAGCTTGTCGAAGTTGTCGATCAGGTCAGCCCAGTCGTAGTCCTCGGGGAACACCCAACGACGGTTGTTCGGGGTGTTGACCGGGACGATCGGCTGGTACCGGGTCGAAACGGCACGGGCCGAGGTGGCACCGTACTGCGTGACGACTTCGGAAGCCTTGCCCATGTATGAGCCAGTCTGCACGGCACCGCGCAGCTTGGAGCCCTTCTGCTGCAGGAGCAGCGAGATGTTCGTGCCGTACTGAACGGCATAAACGGATGCGATATTGTCGGCCATGATAGCCCTCCAGAAAACATTAGATGACGATGTTCTCGGATGGCTTGTCCGTTACCGGGGCCGGAATCCTTGCCCGTTCCGCTCGGGCCGAGCGACCGTCTTTCCGGCTGTCAGCGGGGCCTCGCGGCTTGCCCGACCTCTGGTAAAGAGCCGGGAGGTTTAACCCTCCCGGCAACACACAGAGGAGAACACACGGGGAGATAGTACGACGACCATCTGCCGGATGCAACTACTCCTCGGTGACACCCGGATTCGCCATCCGGTTGAGCGCCATCATCTCCTCGATGGCACTCTGCCGGACGCGCTGGTCCTGGTGCATGTACCGACCCATGAACTCCTTGTCAGCGAACAGCGAGGCCACCTTGTTCTTGGCCTGCGCCGGACTCAACGCACCGCCCGACGGGGTGTCGCTGCCCACGAAGTCAGCCTCGCCGAACTTCGAACCGATGGCGTGGAACAGCTTCATCACCTTCGCGGTGCCGATCGCCCGCTCGAGCGAGTCGAAGGACGCCTCATCGAGACCCGCCTCCTTGCCGAACTTGAGCACCGCCCGCTTGGCGAGCTCCTCGTTCTGCGCAGCAGCCGCGCCCCACTCGCCCTTGAGCGCCGCATACTCGGTCTCGGACTGCTTGGAGAATGCTTCGTCAGCCGCCTCGATGCGCGTACTCGATGCCTTGTTCCACCACTCGGCGAGACCCTTGGCCTGCTTCGTGGTGAGCCCGAGCTCGTGCAGCACCGGTGCCGCAGCCTGCGCGAACGAACCGTCATCGCCCTCCGGGACAGGTAGCCCGTACTTGTCGGCGCTCTCCGGCCTGCCGAGCCGGTTGTACACCGCGTTCCACCCGTCAGCGTCGTCGTCGGACTTGGGTGCGAGAATGGTGCGACCGGCCTTGTCAGCGCCGAACACTTTCTCGAGGTTCTGATAGGACAGAAGCGCGTCAGCCGGCCCCTTCCATCCCTTCGCCTTGACCAACTCGCCGAGCTGGCCGGTGGTGGTGGGATCGAGACCCTCCGGCGCGTACCATGCCGGTGCCGTAGCAGCCGGGTTGCCTGCGGGTGCAGACCCTTGTTCGTCACTCATCTCTGAAGTCCTCTTGCAGATTGGTCAAGGTTCTCTCGTCCAGGTGCAGCGCCTCGACAATCATCTGCACCGTCTCCTGTCGGCCAACCATCCGGCCAACTTGGAACATGTCCACCTGCGCACCGGGCGATGCCGGAGGCTTGCCGAGCCTCGCAAACCGCTTGAGGTGCGCGACCACTATCCGGCCATCGTCGGAGAGTTCGTTGCTCTGGGGGTTGAAGAACAGCCGCTTGTACGCCCGACTTCGCCACAGCACCTGCCGGATACGCGCCATCATCAGATTCATGCCTTGCCCCATTGTTTGAAGTGTACGCCACCGCAGCGCACTACGCCGCCGAGCAGATCACGAACAGTCGGATGCCCGCAGCCATACCCCTGACCGTTCCAAGGGCAGAGCCAAACGCATCCCCGACATGCTTGCGGAACCTGCCACTTTGCGTCACTCACACCTTCTCGCCCCGGAACCAGACGGCACCGGCCTCGAAGACCGCGAGTTCGGGCTGCAGCAACCGCCCGTCGCGGAAGGTCAGCACCGCGAAGCCGCTCGCCCAGTTGTGTGGCGCGGCCTCGGTGTAGTTGAACTGCGGCCCGTGGATCTCGGCGAGCGTCCCGGTATCGACGCCGTAGCGCCTGCCCCGGTAGTCAGCCCATGCGGTACAGCCGAGCTTGTGCAGGTGGCCATGGACATAGTGGGTCCCGGACTTGAGGACGCTGTTGTACGCGGAGTGAATGCCGCCGTTCAGCGGGCGGTGCCGAACGACCGTCCAGCCTTCGGTCTCGGCGTTGATGTGCAGCGCCCACCCCGCCCGCCACCGCGGGAGGTAGTCGAGCAGGGTCGAGCCCGGCAGTCCCTCCGCTTCGGGCGTGTTCGCCGACCAGTAGTTCTCAAACCTCGCATCATGGTTGCCGATCGTGCGCACCAGTCGCGCCCGGCCTGCGGCTCGCTCGATCTCAGCGCAGCGGTCCTGCACGGCGTGGAGTTCGTCCTTGAGGCTAGGCTGCTTCTCCCACATGATGCGGGCGTGTCTCGAGATGCGAGCGCCGTCCAAGATGTCGCCGTTCAAGCACACGATGTCCGGCTTGAGCGCCTTGATTGCGCGACACATGGCCTCGTGAGCCGGACTGACCAGCCCCGGCCAGTAGTGGCAGTCGCTGGCGACGATGACCGTGCCGTTCCGGACGGTCTCGGTCATGTCGCGCTCGTACTGCTCGGCCCTCGCAGCCGCAGTCGCGTCCAGGGCCTTGGCCTTGTCGATCGTCGGCCCCTTCGTCGGGCGGCTGCTAGACGATGGCATGGCGATGCCGTGCTTCTTCTCGATGGTGCGGCGACGGAAGTACACCTGTCGGATGTCTATCTTTAGCGCGTCGGCCACTTTACGCGCACTTCCAAAGCGCTTCCAAGCCTCGATGATCTGCTCGTCATCTACATACTTAGGCACGGGTCACCTTGGGTTGCTGTCGAAACTGGTCAGGGCCTGCTGCAAGAGCGACCCGAAGTTGTCCACAAACTTCTCGTCATACGAAATCTTGTGCTTCATCTCATCAAGCACGGCATGGACGAGCTCGTGACAAAACACCTGCTGGAGTTCGGTATCGCCGAGGTCATTGCGCAGGTCGATGCGGTGCGTGGTGGGGTCCCACATGCCGACCGCCACCTTCGGGTGTCGCCACTTGGCAAACGGGACGATGCGAACCGTGATTCTGTGACCATGCAGGTGGAATTGGCGAGGTATGGCAAGCCGCTTGTGGCGGTCTACTCTAGCCACCGCTGGAGTCCCCCGAGCCGTTCGGCGTCTCGTTCACACGCGGCGAGGTGGGCGGCAAGAGCCGCATCAACCTCTCCCGCGTCGCTGGACTCTCCGGAGGCACCATCAGGGACGGGGGCGGTGTCGTGCGCGGCACCGGGACAGGCTTGTGTGCGCAGCCGCCCAGCAAGGTCACGACCACGCCGGTCAGCAGCACCGAGTTTCGCCTGTAGGTCACGCTCTACCCCCTCGCGCCTTGCGATATCAGCCCTGTATGCCTCATGAGCCGCAACCAGCGCCTCTCTCGCGGCCTTCTCAGACTTGGCGATATCAGCGGACCAGTCCGCCCTGACAGCCGCAGAACCAGCGTCACGGCCCGCCCGGTACGCATACGAGAACCCGAACCACCCGGCAGCGAGTAGGGCGACGGCAACCGCCGCCCAGACCTTCACGCCTGCGGC